AACTTACATTAAAGATCCTCTTGAACGTCGTGGGGCTGATAGAAATTTATGGGTTTGGGAACCATGCGATTATTCGAGAACATATATGGTTGTGGCTGATGTCGCTAGAGGAGATGGAAAAGATTACTCAGCATTCCACATTATAGATATAGAAAACAATGTACAAGTAGCAGAATATAAAGGTCAATTAGGTACTAAAGAATTTGGACATTTACTAGTAGGTATAGCTGCAGAATATAATGAAGCACTATTAGTAATAGAAAATGCTAGTATAGGTTGGGCTACAATACAAACAGTCATAGATAGGGGTTATCAAAATCTTTATTATTCACCTAAGAGTGGAGAAGTAAGAGCTGATTCGTATTTTGATCAATATATGGACACATCAAAAATGGTAGCGGGATTTACAAATTCATCCAGGGTCAGACCTATGTTAATAGGTAAATTTCAAGAATACTTAAGTGATAAAGGTGTTACAATCCAAAGTAAAAGATTAATGGAAGAAATGAAAACTTTTATTTGGAAAAATGGTAGACCAGAGGCACAACAGGGCTATAATGATGATTTAGTAATGTCATTTGGCATAGCAATGTATATGAGAGATACAGCATTTAAATTTAAACAACATGGAGTAGACTTAACTAAAAGTATGCTTAAAAACATGGCTTCAACTAAAACTAATTATAATGGAGTTTATCAATTACCCAAGGATAAAAATCCGTGGCAAATAGATAATCCATATTCTAATGGAAAAGAGGACATTAGTTGGCTCCTATAATATTTATACAATATATATATCATGGCAGATACAAGATTATTTTCAAGACTTAAAAGATTATTCTCAACAGATGTAATAATACGTAATCAAGGTGGTAATCAACTTAAAGTTGTAGATGTTAATAAAATACAACAATCTGGAGAATTTGAAAATAATTCGCTAGTAGATCGATTTAATAGGTTATACTCAACATCACCTACTTCATTATATGGTTATCAAAATAATTTTAATTACCAAACATTAAGACCCCAATTATACTCAGAATATGATGCTATGGATACAGACGCTATTATAGCTTCTGCCTTAGATGTTATAGCAGATGAGTCCACACTTAAAAATGATATGGGTGAGGTATTATCTATTAGATCATCTGATGAAAATATACAAAAAATACTATATAATTTATTTTATGATGTATTAAACATAGAATTTAATCTATGGCCCTGGACTAGAAACATGTGCAAGTATGGAGATTTTTTCCTAAAACTAGAAATAGCAGAAAAATTTGGTGTTTATAATGTTATACCCTACAACGCATTTCATATAGATAGATTAGAGGGAAGTGATCCAGATAATCCTGCTGATATTAAATATGTATTTAATCCTGATGGAGTAAGTTCGGGAGGATATGGATATTATAATGTACCTACTACTAATGATGTAAGTGGTAAAGATATTGTTTTTGATAATTATGAAATTGCTCATTTTAGATTACTTACTGATACTAATTTTCTCCCATACGGTAGATCTTATATAGAACCAGCACGTAAATTATTTAAACAGTACACACTAATGGAGGATGCGATGTTAATACATCGTATAGTAAGAGCACCAGAAAAACGAGTATTTTATATAAATGTAGGAAATATTCCACCTGCTGAAATAGAAAATTTTATGCAAAAAACTATTTCAAAAATGAAACGTACTCCATATATGGATGAAAAAACAGGTGAATATAACTTAAGATATAATATGCAAAACATGTTAGAGGATTTTTATATTCCAATTAGAGGTAATGATACAGCAACTAAAATAGATACTACACCTGGATTACAATATGATGGTATAGCTGATGTAGAATATTTAAGAGATAAACTATTTGCTGCTCTTAAAGTGCCTAAAGCATTTATTGGATATGAAGAAGGTGTGGAAGGTAAAGCTACATTAGCAGCACAAGATATTAGATTTGCTCGTACAATAGAAAGAATACAAAGAATATTAGTATCAGAATTACAAAAAATAGCATTAGTACATTTATACACTCAGGGTTATAAAGATGAGGCTTTAACTAATTTTGAATTATCATTAACTACACCATCTATTATATACGATCAAGAAAGAGTAGCATTAATGACAGAAAAAATGACATTAGCTCAATCAATGATTGATAGTAAAATCATTCCTACAGATTGGATTTATGAAAATATATTTCACTTTAGTGAAGATGAGTATGATGAATACAGGGATTTAGTTAAACAAGATGCTAAACGTACATTTAGATTATCACAAATAGAAGCAGAAGGTAATGACCCATTAGAAACGGGAAAATCTTATGGTACACCACATGATTTAGCTTCATTATACGGTTTAGGTAGAACCCAATCAGACCCAGGCAATATACCAGATGGATATGACGAAAAATTACCATTGGGTAGACCAAAAGAAAAAATGACTGATAGAAATACCCAAGAAAACCCATTTGGTAAAGATAGATTAGGTAATAAGGGAATGAAAGACTCAGGTAGGGATAAAGGTAGTTTAAAACCATCTTTTAAAGGGGGTTCCCCACTAGCTTTAGAAACTAAAAACATGCTTAAAAAAGTACCTGGACCTAAAAGAACTGGAAAAAAATTAGTTTTTGAAAGTGATAAAAAAGAAAATAAACTATTAGACGAAAGTCAATTGAAAGAATAAAATATTTTTATATATTTATAAATAAACCAAACTGCAAAGAATGAATATAAAACATTCAAAGTACAAAAATTCTGGTATTCTTTTTGAATTATTAGTACGTCAAATTACGGCTGATACCCTAGATGGTATAGATTCCCCAGCAAGAAAGATACTAAAAGAATATTTTGTTAAAACTGAATTAGGAAGGGAATATAAGTTATATGAACAATTAGCTAAACATACTACAGTATCCGAAGCAAAAGCTAATTTAATTTTAAATTCACTATTAGAAACTTCATCTAATCTAAATAGAGGTGCTCTAAAAAGACAAAAATATAATTTAATTAGTGAAATTAAAAAACATTACGATGTAACTAAATTTTTTAGACATAAATTACCCCACTATAAAATACAGGCTGCTTTTTATATGTTAACTGAAATTAGGGCCAATAAAGAATTTTCTAATCCGGAATTAGAAATAAATAATAAACTTACTATTTTGGAGCATTTATCTGAAAAACCAGTAGTTAAAGAACAAAAAGAAACTGTAGTGGATGAATATCAAAAATATGATAAAACTTTAAGAACTTTAACATATAAAGTACTACTTGAAAAGTTTAATGATAAGTACGATACCTTATTAGAACCGCAAAAAGAAATTCTTAAAGAACTTATCACATCAATAGACAATACACCTAGATTAAAAGAATTTTATAATACTAAAGTAAATGAAATTAAAACTACTTTAGAAGAATTAAATACTAAGGTAACAGATAAAGTTACTAAAATTAAAATAGAAGAAGTAATTAAAATGCTTCCTACACTAGACAAAACATCTAAAGTTAAAGACGATGATTTAACTAACTTGTTACAATATTACGATTTAATACAAGAGGTAAGAAATGTACAAGTTCAGGCTTAAAGAAATAGAGGTAGGTGACACTGTTGTAAGAAAAGGTGTAAGAACAACAGTTTCGGATGTTGATCCCGAAACGGGTGCAATTACATATGATGTTGAAAATGTAGCTAATTTTTCTTCAACATACAATGCTTTACAACAAGCTAAAGAATTTCTAAATACATTAGAAAAAACGGGTAATGCTAAAGATGATACTACAATAGATAAATTTGCAGAAGACATATCTAAACTATTTAATGCATTTAGAACACATGTTAGAAAAAATTATCCAAAAGAATACGAACGTGTATCCAGATTAAAAGAACAATCAGCTACTTCTCAGGGCGGAGCTACATTTACCCCTGGAGGAGGAGCACAATACTCAACACCTTTTGCATTTAGGAAGAAAGATAAAAAATCCCCCAGTATTTATTACTATAAACTAGGATATAAACCAGTACCTAAAAAAATAAAAGGGGCAGGAACTATAGTAAAGCAATTATTTGAGTATAATGACTTTCAAGAAAATAGAATTAAGTCCTTTGAGGATGTTGAGAGTAAAATAGATATTATTCTCCCAATGTTATCAAATGCAAAAAATGAGACAGCTAAGTATTATAATGAAAATCCGGGTTCGTATAAAATAGTTTATCCAACGGATGCAATGCTAGCGGAATTAGATAATATTATAAAACAATTAAAACAAGCAAATGAAGACGCTAACCGATCAATATAGATTAATAGAAGAGGGTAAAGGGAATAAAGATGGATTTTTAAGAAATGCTAAAAGACAATTTCCTAATTATGTACCTAATCATGCTACGTATAACCAAGCAACTAATCTTTTAAAGAAAAAAGGTATTATATCAGAAAATTTTGTAGGTACCCCCATGGTAGGTAACCCATTAGAAAGAAAAAAAGAAGGATTTGAAAATGCATTTGAAAAATTTCTTAAAGAAGCTGAAGTAAAAGCCGAAGAAAAAAAGGTATCTAAAGAAGTAGAAGAAGATTTATCTAAAAACTATGATGCTTATGATAAGAAAAATCCTGATAATATGATTTTTGGTCAAATTCAAATGGGTGTATATTATGAAGCTAAGCAAGAAAAAAATGTGGATAAAACATTAGAAGAAATTAAAAGTATAGTATTTAAAAATCTAGAAAAGGATCCCATATATTATACTAAAAACCATATGTACGGTACTGATATGGGATATACTGAAGATGCTCCTGGTTTAGGAATTCCCAAAGAACCTAAAGGTAAATATAAATCTTCTGGGTATGGTAATCTAAAAGAAGATATTGAAATGGGTATTGGTGGGGTTTATTTATTATTTAAAAATAATAAGTTAGAAAATATAATGTTTACAGATGATATGAAGCCTGATGAGAAATTAGCAAAGGTTCTTAATTCAGCGGGATATGAAACTTCATTTACATCAGATAGCAGATTTTCACAACCAAAATCTATAAATAAGTTTAAGGGTAAAAGTAAAGAGCAACTAAAACTAAAAGAAAATAAAGAACCAGTTAATGAAATAGCAATAGCAGGTGGTATAGTTACTAAACCAACTTTTTCATCTCAAAACTATATGGATTTTTTTGGATTAAATGAAGTTGAACATATTCCATCACCTGAAGATGAAGAAAGAATTGATAGGATAACTGATAAAATGGAAAAACTTAAAAATTTAGAGGAGGATAAAGCCCCAGCTGGATTAGATAGATTAATAGATGTAGCTGAAGAAATATTTGATGATGGTGCTGGAATGTCTTTAAGAAGTCTGGGTGAATTATTGGATGATGTAAAAAAACACATGGCATCTAAATACGGGGAATAATATGAAACAAGTACTTATAGAAACTCAAACCTTTAACCCTACACCTGTATTACTTTCAGAAGGCAAAATGACTAAAAGAGGTAATCCAATAGTAGAAGGTATATTAGCCACTGTAGAGGTTAAAAATGGCAATGGAAGATTTTATCCAAGATCATTATGGGAAAGAGAAATGGATAAGTACTCTACATTAATAAAAGAAAATAGAGCAGTAGGTGAATTGGATCACCCTGAATCTCAAGTAGTTAATTTAAAAAATGTTTCACATAATATAATAGATGTCTATTGGCAAGGTGATGATATAATGGGTAAAATAGAAGTTTTACCTACACCATCTGGCAATATATTAAAAGCACTTTTAGATAGTGGTATTAAAGTAGGTGTATCTTCTCGTGGTATGGGTTCATTAGAACAAAATGGTGATATAATGGAAGTACAAGATGATTTTGAATTACTATGTTGGGATTTTGTTTCAACACCATCTAATCCAGGTTCATATATGCAACCCATTAACATTAATAATAAAGGTACTATTAATATAAATGAAAATAAAATAAATAATAAGTACCCATATGCAAAAGCAAATAGTATAGTAACAGAAATACTATGTGCAAATGGAAATTGCCCAATATTTTAATCATGAAAGATTTCGATTTAAAAAAATATTTAGAAGAAAACAAGCTCTTAAAAGAAGGAATAGAATCTTTTTTAGATGAAGATGTAAATTGGAATTGGAACAAAGCTAGAGACTATTTTGATGATGACGAAAAGGTAGTTTATAAAGTTTGGGGAGAAGGTA